AAATCCAACTTCCAATAAAAGACGGATGAGTGTTTTTTGTTAATAACACAGGCGTAGGGCCGTCATTAATATTCTTTGAAATAAGATGCATTAGGTAGATTCAACCCACTGTCTATTTGTTTCGTCCCAAACCCAGTTTTTTTCTTGATCTGAAGGCATCGCAACAGGGGGTTCCCACAGGCACGTTTCTTCATTCAAGGTCCAACTGGCAAAAGGCTGGTTGGTGTAAAAAGCGTCTCTAACAGAATCATAAATACAACCAATGCCAGCAAAATTCTTTCTTAACGCAACACCACCATCTGGCACTCTTTCGGATGATGTTATTGTTTCTTTTGTGCCGTCTTCGTTTTCAAATTCTGCAACGTGAGTTTGGTCTTTGTAGTGAACTCCGCCATGAGTGTTGTAAGATGTTTGAACCCACGTTACACCATCTTCTGTTGGTAACGAATCAATAAAAGACTGCTCTGCCACTATAACTGTCTGTACAACACCGTTTTTCACTTTTGCAAAATGTGACATATTTTACCTACGTGTTAGGTGTAAAAGTTCCACTGGATGTAAACTCATGATACGTGTATCCGCCGTCTTCCGTAATGGAGTCGCCGCCTGTGGCTGCTTGAGAGCCTGAGTAACGAATCATAACGTACCCTGATCCTCCTGCCCGATACATTTGTCCAGCGTTTATGTAACCACCTCCGCCCCCACCTTTATTTGCTGCGGCAGCGTTTCCAAAATCGAGTACACTTTGTTTTCCTCGCGCCGCCCCTGAGCTGCCGCCGTCTGAGGCCGATCCGCCTTGGGCGTTATTGTTGCTCGTAGACCTTGCCGCTCCTCCTCCCCCGCCGCCGCGACCCGTCGAGTTATACCATCCAGAAGGGGTAAAGCCCGATCCCCCTGCACCTCCATTTGGCTGTGAGTCAGCATTTCCTCCTCCTCCCCCTGAGCCGCCACCGCCTCCCCCAGCCCAAGCGTAAGCACTGTCAACGCCGTTTCCGCCACCTCCGCCAGAAGAATCATATCCCGAATTATCGGCACCCGCGCCTGTTTTATAACTGGTGTTGCTACTTGCTCCACCCCCACCGCCAGTGCCTGCGCTTCGTGCGAGAGAATCATTCAAGCCGCCCCCACCTCCGCCTCGTGATTTAAAGATATCTCCAGCATCCGCGCCAGCACCAACAATGGTGGAATCTCCGCCGTTATTACCGTGAATGTAATCGCCTGGAAAGCCACCTCCAGCCCCCACAGTCACGGTATATCCTACCCCACCAACAAAATCTCTGGCTGACGTTACAACATAACCTCCACCCCCGCCGCCGCCTGATCGTTGTGCATTGGTGACGCCTGAACTGCCACCTCCCGCCAAAACGATACATTCACAAGATAAAAGTGTCACAGGTGCGCCGCCTACACCAAAACCCAATACATTGTAGCCAAACATTGTCATGTCAATTACCTCTACGCATCGTTAGCCGCATCTGTAGTAAAGAACAACTTGATACCTAATAGTCTTGCATCACCAGATTGATCATCCGCGCTTACATCTCGCATGATCTGGAAATACGTCATAGTATCAACTGCCGCATTGGCAATAGTAACAGCACCTGATTCTGCTGAAACCGTCATATCATTTGAGGTACCGCTGAAGGCTTTTGCAGTCGCAACCACGTTTGTTCCAAACGCTGTGTTAATCGAAGCATCATCAGCCATCGAACCACCCGATAAACCCCATGCAACTGTGCCAGTGTTTGTTCCAGTGACTGTCCAAAACGCTTGAAATGTCACAGTTCCCTCGTTCCAAGACTTTGGAAAACATACGGTAAACTGAGCATTTTCATCAGAAGATGGGTCAAAATCCAAACATTTGAGTTCTGGCCCATTCGATAGTTCGACTTGTGCAATATCCGCACAACCGTTTGTGGTGTTTGGGTACATTGCCGCTGCTGGAACATAGATGGTTTCTTTACCCACTAGTTTTGCTGTTGAAAAACTTAAAACACCAGACCCATCTGTTATCAACGCCTGAGATGCATCACCATCAGACGAAGGTAAGGTTAGCGTTATATCTGCGGTAGAAGCAGGGCCAATCAACGTAACTTTGTTTGTGCCGTTGTCACTGTCTTCAAAAAATTCTAAAAACCCTGCACTTGTCGCACCATTTTTTAACTGCAACCCTGCGTTGACTACTGGAGTAGTGATTGTTGGAGTAGTAAGCGTTTTGTTTGTCAAAGTCTGGGTTGCAGCAATTCCAGCTAAAGTGTCTGTGACTGCTGGCAGCGTTAAAGTTTTGTTGCCATCAAAAGCACTGTGTGCTGGTGCTTGGAGCTGTGCATAATGAGCATTTGAGCTTTCGCAATAAAACTTAATGGTTGACTGTGTGCCACCATTTTTTAATGCAATGTCGCCTTGACTGATTTCTACGCCATTGGTCGAACCACCAGCTACGCCAAGCGTACCAACAATAGTGACGTTGGTCGTTCCAGTTGGAATCTCAAGAACATCCGCATCCGCATCGTTCTTGATCGTAACATCGTTGGTCGAGCCTTGACCTGTCAAAATGAGACCTTCCGTTGACGTAAAGCCCATTGCCGCATTGTCACCAGCAGATGTATCGCCAGTTGCTTCAACGGTGGAGCCTGTAATAACGCCACTAGAGGTGATAGCGCCAGAAGCAGTAAGTGCAGCAATTGTCGTTGTGCCTGTCAGATCCAGATCGACAGTTGCTTCAACAACAGCGGCACCGGATCCTGCGCCATCCAGATAAACAATTTTGACACCGCCGTTGGGAATGTTGACTGTTGCGCCACTGCCCTGTTTAATTGTAATAATTTGTGAGCCGCTTGTTGCGTTCTCTATAATCATTACCCGACTCATGGTGTTTGGCGCAATCGTCAACTCGCGAGTCGCAGTAAGTGAGGCTCCAGAGGTAACTTTATAGTATAAAGATCGTGCGGGGTCCGTTGATCCATCTGCCACAGTGGTGGTCGCGTTAGCATCTGAGCTAAAAGCAGCTTCCGTGCCATAACTTAAAGCTTCTCCTATCAATTCCAAATTTGTGTTAGTGGTCGTGCCCCAGGTACCACTGCCTTCACCCGTCGCAAGTTCTGTCAATCTTAAATCATTTACATAAGTAGCCATATTTTTGCCTCTCCTTCACTAAGGCGTTGCAACTATTTCTGTCCAAGTCACTGTCGCATCTGGTGTAATTCTACCCCAAACTAAAACCGCGTTTGTTGAGCCGGTTGCTTGCAAACCGGTCACATTAATCGTTACTCCCGTCCCCGCTGTCGCCGTGACTCCTGATAATCCACTGGTAGCTGCAAGTCCCGTCAGTAATACAGTGTCTTCCAAAATAACTGTAACACTGTTAGTAGACCCTGTAGCTCCTGGTATTACAGTGTCGCCACCCCATGTGCCAGAATTCCATGTGGTGTTAACAGAGTTCCAGCCACTTAGGGCAACTGTTACATCAGCCACTACGCAATCCTGATTATCGCGTTACTCGCATCCGCTGTTGGAAAAACAATTACAAAATCACCGCTTGAAGACTCTTTATCAGAACCAAAATCAAGAACTAAAACAGCGGGATCTCCCGACGCGCTGTCATTAAAAATCAATGCGCCCCTAGCCGTAATGGTGCTGCTGCTAAATGTTACGTCAGTGAAATCGGTAAATGCGGTCGTGCTTGAACTCGTGGGAGTTGAATTTGTAAGCGTAGCGCCTTTTGCCGTGTAACCTGTCCCACTAACCTCGTTTGAGGTCGTATAAGCCGTCGTGTCGGCATTGAAAGTAGCACTGTTGGTATACATCGCTAACTTAAACGTATTTCCTGTCGAATTTGTAAAGTCATGCGTAGCCGTCATCAATTCTTTTTTGAAACTGGTACACATAAAATTTCCACTAAAAGCCATCATAACCTCCTGAGTGCTTCTGCTAGTTTAGGTTGTCCTGCGTCACACAATAAATTGTAAACATTCGTTCTATCACTTTTTATCGCTTCTTTCAAATAAAAGGTAATTAGAACCAACATTTGCTCTTTGTAAGCAAGTGCTTGTGCTTTTATTACCTCTGGCGCGGAATCAGAAACCGAAATAATATGACGAACACAACGCTCGGCAATTTCTTCGGGAGTCGATCCCCGATTTTTCGTAGTTTGAACCGTAATACCAAAATCAGTCGGCATGTTTGCACTATCAGTCCACATTATGTTTTCTGCCTCACTACAAGTCCTGTACGGTAAGCATCTGTTACCTCTTTAGCCTCTCCAAACATTTTCAACGCCGTTAACCCTTCAACAAACTTTTTGTCATATTGCTGCATCAAATCGTTTTCGCCTTTCATGTAAGTATAACATTCGATCAAAGATCCATAAAGCAACGCCACTTCTGCGTTCTCACTAAGCCATGTTGTTCCCGAATCGCTACCGGCTGTAAGGCTTGCAGGGCGATAATAATAATGAAGCTCCGATTCAAAAGAAGTGCTGGCGGTGGGTGCTAAAATAAAATTTTCTACGTCAAATAAAGCATAATACTTTGGCACACCTGTTGTCGCGGGGTTTGGGTTAACTGATTGCAAATAATTTACATCTTTAAATTCAAGAAATATTTTTTCACTGCTGCTCGTTATTGCAAAAGAATAGGGCGCAAGAAAATCAGTAGGAAGGTTCAAATACAAGCTGTTAGATGCAATCGTGCCTGTAACATTTTTCCTAAATAACGTAAGCTGTACATTTTTAAGAATTCTTTCCTCGGCCTGACGAATAAAAATAGGCAAGTTTGTCACAAAACTTGTTTCTTCGTTTTCAGTGTAGTCTTGTAAAGCCGTTTTTAATTGTGCAAAAGTAAAACTCATGTGGTCACCGTTACCTCTCCAACCAGACCAATTCCATGAAGAGGTCTTGGCGTTAAGTCATGCACATTCACGACCCCAACATAAACATTCATCGGCTCTTTACGGTCTGGTCGCGCATCTCTCAAAGCTTGTGGATCAACGTCTGACCGAAAAGGACCCAACTGAGGTTGTTTAGGTTCATATTCATCTCGGCCAACCAACATGCCATTCCATTCTTTTCGCATATCTCTATATCGATATCGAAAACCAGATCGATCTGATATGGCATAGGCATGTTTTCCTGAAGCGTATTTGGCCATTTTAAGTCCGGAAGTACATGTAATTTGGTGTTATGTTAAAAGAAGCCCGATCTCTATCTTCATTTGCTGCTCGGTCAAACTCTTCTTCGTATATAGTTTTCAAAAGTTGCGTTTTCTGCGGCGCACGTTTAACTGAAAGATAGTAAGCCAACCCTGCTGCTAAACAAGGGAAAAACCGAAAAGGCATATCAACAGTATTTGTGTATGCTCCCGCATCTTCGATTCGGGTCAATGCATCATATACTACAACATCGGTGCTATTCTCTGGTGTAGGCCAGAGCTTCAACACAGGTGTGATTTGACGATCAAGAAAAAATTGGTTGGGTCTTGCTTGCGTGGTTTTGTTAGGAATATTCAAAAACTCACTTCTGCTCAGTCTCTCCGCAGAAATGTCTGTGTTATCCCTTCTCACGACTACAGAAAGTATATCTATGACATCTGTGCCAAGACTGTATTCTGCCGTGCCCGCCGTCGTGGTTTGTGTGCGTTGAGCAATAGTCCACTGATTTAAACCACGGTTTGCCCAGTCAGCAAATAAAATATTCAACGAACGTCTAGCTGATTTAAGGTCGTAACCCGTTCTTGCCTCTAAACCGCAACGCTCAAAAGCTTCTTCGATGTAGTCATTTACATCGAGTTCAAAAGTAGTTGTTCCTGAAGTTGCCATAGTGTCATCCCATCAATCTTCTTCATTATCGTTGTATAAGTTGTCAAATACAATGGATGGGTCCATATAGCTTTCATGACCCTCGGCGGAATGGATAGTTTGACTAGGTCTGAAATCAGGTGCTCCTTCGCCCGTGGCCCAAAGAGCAGGACTTGTTGCTCTAACCCTATTATTTGGCAGGGCAACAATATTTCCGTACCAATTTCCAGGCTCTGTGATATACATTACATGACTTTGTTTATGTTGAGCAGGATCGTCTGCAATGTCGTTGTCCGTGTAATCAACGGTAAACATATATCGTGACGAATAAAATTCATGATTTATTTTCGCAATCCAAGGACTGCTGCTCACACGGTCCATCACAACGACGGTATGTTCTCGTGATTCGCAATCCCACGGCTGTGCAAGGTGGTCTATCATTCTTTCCGGCCACTCATCCATTACAATATCGGCAACAAGTGCCTGTATGGGCATTCTAGCCCACATCGCCCCACCGTGTATGTTTGGTTCATCGTCATCCGGATCGATTTCGCAACCGGTGAAAACAACCTGAAAACTTAAACTTCTATCGGGTATCGTGTTAACCGCTATGGCCATTGCATGAAGATAATCTCCATGATGCCGCATATGGTTGCATGTAAACTCTCTTCGGACCCAACAATTAAAATGAGGTATATTGCTTATCAAATACGCCATTTTATGCTTTGGTCACTTTATACCCTTTTCCTTTTAAAAAGCTACGCGCTTGAGCTACAGTCATTCCGTTGGCTCCGCCTTTTGCGCCGTTTTTTGACTTCTTTACGGCACCGCCTTTTCGCATTCCTTTCGGAGAAGCTGCACCGCCTCTTCTCATCATCTTTGGTTTCATTCCAGCCATTTCAAACCTCACACTTTTGATACTGAACCTTTAGTTCTCTTCCTTCGATTCGGCATAATCGCACCACAACCCCTTGCAACTAAACCACCTTCTTTCATACCACGAACTTTGGCTGCTTTTGTGTTCGCAACCACAGTTTTTTTTGACTTTTTCTTTTTACGCGCCGTTGCCGCTCGTTCCGCTTTTGTAAGAGAATTTGCTTTTGCTCTTGGCAAACACCTATCGGGGTTTTTTGTATCTTTTGAAGTGCCGCAGGGTCCTAAAATAGAACCATCGGTGCCAATACGAACCCACTCTTGGTCTCTCCATTTCTTTAACTCGCCCATTCAACGACCCTTACGTTTACCGCCTTTCGCTTTTTTACCGTAGTTTGGATCTTTGCAATATTTAGAAGCCGCCATATTTGCATAAGCAGAGGGTCC